TACATAGACCAAAAAGCCCCAAGCCCTAGCGACTCTGTAACACTTGGAACTATTGCCTACGGCGGCTTTCTGTATAGACAGCGCGGCGCGGTAACAGACTTTTCCAGTTTTGATTCACTGCCTTCAGGCAACAGCGTTGGCCTGTCGCCAATGATTAAACAACTACTAGGCATACCCCGCCCCCAGGTTGCCTAATGCCCGTAGCGTTTACAGACCTGTTTAACGAGGCGCTAGACGACCTAGCAGCGTCGCTAACGACCATTACAGGGCTACAGGTAGTAACAGACCCCCGAAACCTTGTACCGCCCTGCGCCTTTATAGACGCCCCTACGTTTACCGTCTATAGCAATAACGTTGTAGAAATGACGTTCCCAATACGAATAATTACGTTGGGGCCTGGCAACCTAGACGCGCAACGGTCACTACTTAACTTGGCTAGCAAGGTAGTTACCAAAAAGATTGGTGTAACCGACGGGCGCCCAACTATTGCGCTAATTGGCGGCAGCGAACTACCCGCCTACGATTTGACCATAACCCTACAAACCCAAGCAACCAACTAGGATAGGTACAACATGAAATACACAATACTTAGCCCCCGTATCGGTACACCTGGCGACGAATACGAACCCGTAGACGGCGTTAACGTAGACGCGCTTATAGAAGGCGGCTTTATAGAACAATCCACCGTTAAGGTACCAAAAGGTGCTAAAACTAAAACAGACACAAACGAGGAGTAAACACCATGGCGACATCAACTTATCTGTCAAGTCCAAATTTGACAATCAACTCAATTAGTTTGCAGGACCAATGCAACGGTTTAACTTTTACGCGCACTATTGAAGCGCTTGAAAGTACCGCGTTTGGTTCGGGTTCCCGCGTTTATACCGCAGGCCTAGAAAACTCTACGCTTAGTTGCGACCTATATCTTTCATTCGCGGCTTCAGAAACTTATGCCACTTTAAAATCACTAGTCGGCAGTCAGACAACCGTTTCGTGGTCCGCAAGCGCAACAAGCCCAGGCACGGCGACAAATCCCACCATGACTTTGACAGGGGCCTATCTAGAAGCCTTGCCATATGAAATGGCCTTGGGCGCTTTAGGTACTTTGAGTATTACTTTCACTGGCGGAGTGTATTCAGTTTTAGAAGTTTAATTAAACGCCTGAAAAGGCCCGACACAAAAGGCAAATAATGAAACTTACGTTAAAAGTTGAAACTACAGAAACCACGTACGAGGTTACAACAAACCTTTACGTTATTGTTATGTGGGAACGCAAATATAAACGTAAAGCGTCAGAAATGGCAACAGGTATTGGCGTTGAAGATTTAGCGTTTATGGCTTATGAAGCGTCTAAGTTAAACAAAATTGTTGTACCTGCAGAGTTTGACACGTTCGTAAAAAATCTTATTTCTATTGACGTACTAAACACCGAGGCCCCAAACCCCACTTAAGGGGCACCCATGGGCGCCAACTTGCCGAAATGTTGGTAGCAATTTCGTGGTGGCCCCCGCAGGTACCTTTTGATATAGACGACTTGGCTACCGTTGTTGCTGTATTATCAGACAACAACAAACGAAAGTAACCCTATGGCAGCCGTGGCAAATACTTTAGAAATTAAAGGTATTCAAGAAACCATGAAGGCGCTTAAAGCCATTGAACCCGAATACGCAAAACAGATACGTAAAGATATAAAGAACGCTGGCGCGCCTGTATTAAGTGCGGCCCGCAGTTTGATACCAACAGGCCCGCCCCTGTCAGGTATGGCACGTGGCAACTTGATTAGAGGACGCGCAGGTACCAAATGGAGTAGCGCAGGCGCTTCTAAAGGCTTTATTATTAAAACTAATAAGTCAGGTCAAAAAGCCCGAACCGTAACGTTTAAAACAGGCGAAACGGTAGATTTTGCTGCACGACCTTACAACCTTTTAACACTTACCCAACGCGACGCTGCAGGCGCAATTTGGGACCATGCAGGCATAAGAACTAAAGGCCGTTTTGTAACCAATCTACAAATGCAGGGAAGTTATCAGCCACGCGCCGCCGAACCTGGCGTAGAAGCCGCACGCCCAAGCGTAGAAAAAGAAGTATTAGCAATAGTAAAAAAAGTAATGAAAACAACTGACAATAAAATAAAGGTACGACGTGGCGATTAACGTACCGATTATTACGACGTTCGCCGATAAAGGCGTAAACGCAGCACAAAAAGCGTTTGGCGATTTAAGTAAATCTACGTTAATTGCTGGCGCCGCTATAGGTGCGGCTGTTACGGCGGTTGCCGCGTTTGGCTATTCCGCTATTCAAAAAGCATCAGATTTTAACGAAGCAATAAGCAAAAATACTGTTGTATTCGGTGCCATATCTAAAGAAGTAGAAAATTTTGCACAGACCGCCAATCGTTCGTTAGGTATTGGCGAAACAGCGGCATTGCAGGCTGCCGGAACTTTTGCAATGTTTGGTAAATCCGCTGGCCTTGCTGGTAAAGATTTATCAGATTTTAGTATAAGTTTTGTAACACTTGCTGCTGACCTTGCATCGTTTAGCAATACAAGTGTTGATGATGCAATTGCTGCAATTGGGTCAGCGTTGCGAGGCGAGGCAGAACCACTACGCAAATACAACGTGTTACTTGATGACATGACACTTAAAGCGGCTGCAACAGAACTAGGTATCTATTCTGGCAATGCGGCGTTGACAGCACAACAAAAAGTATTGGCTGCACAAAAAGTTATATTTGATCAAACATCTGACGCACAAGGGGATTTTAGTAAAACTTCAAGTGGATTAGCAGCACAACAAAAGATACTTGGCGCAACCTTAGAAAATATCCAAACCAATTTAGGGCAAGCGTTTTTACCAATATTTTTAAAAGCCGTTAAATTCTTTAACGATGAAGTAAGTCCCGCGTTTGAACGTGTTGCGGAAGTAATTGGCGAAAAGGGCATTGTTGCGGGTATGCAGCAAGCCATTTTTGAAATGGGTCCGTTTGGTACAAAAGTAGTAGCCGTAATGGAGTCAATAGCGGTTGCCGCACTTATTACCGCTAATGCTGTTGGTTACATTGGACAAGCCGCCAATATGGCATGGCAAGAAATGAAACAACTGTTTAGCGTTAAAGGTTTGGTATTAAATTTAATGGGCCCATTAGGCCAGGTTTATACCGCAGTTGAAAGAATTAGAGGCACGTCCGGCGGCGGTGGTTTTAAACAATTATTTGATATAGAAGGCCTTAAAGCCGATTTTGACAAATTTTCTGCGGGCATTATGAACATGGGGAGCGCATCCGACTACAGCAGTTTTGCCGCTAAGAAACTTGCAGAGGATGCAAAAGCCGCAGCAGAAGAACTTAAAAATTTCCCGCCACCAGGTACAGACGACAAACTAAAGAAAATGGAAGACCGCATAAAGAAGGTTTCAGAAGCGCTTAAAAAAGAAATGAACACAGCGCTTGATGACGCAAAAGACAAACTTAAAGAAGCAAAAAACAACTTTGATGATTTTTCTAAATCTGTAAAAGACGGTATAAAAGACGGGTTTAGTTTTGGCAAAGTTTTATCTGATGCAGCAGAACAATCAAAAACTTTAGCAACAGCAATTAAAGAATCAAAAACAGCAATAGCAGACGGATTAAACAAAACTTTAGATACGGCAACCGATCAACTAAAAGACGCTAAAACAGCATTTTCCGATTTTGCTAAAACTGTATCTAACGGCATAAAAGATTCTTTTAGTTTTAAGCAAGCCAACGAAGGCAAAGACGGATTTATTACGGGTTTACGTAATCAAGTAAAAGCAATTAAAGATTACAACGCTGACATTCAATCGCTGTTGCAACGTGGTCTATCAGAAGAAGCATTAAAACAAGTTTTGGCTGCCGGCTCAGAGTCAGGTGCCTTAATTGCACGCAATCTGTTGACGGGCGCACAAGATGACATTACAGGTCCACAAGGCGTTAACGCTCTTGTTGCATCGGTAATGGAAACAGCCAACCAATTAGGTCTTGACACTGCAAACAAATTTTATGGCGAGGGTGTAAGTTCCGCACAAAAATATTTTGATGGAATTAAAAGTCAATTTGATCAAGCCAAAGAGGCAGTAAACGCCGTTGAAGCCGGAACAGATGTAACTTCCGGTTTTCTTGAAGGTCTAAATTCGCAGATTGAAGGCATTAAAACCTATGGCGAAGACATCAACACACTTTTAGAAAGAGGAATTTCGCTTGACGCATTGCAGGCAGTGCTTGACGCTGGAGGTGAGTCAGGCGCAGCAATAGCACATGAGTTGGTACTTGGCGCACAAGAAAACATTACAGGGCCAACGGGAGTTAATGCGTTAGTAAAATCGGTAAACGATGTAGCAGACCGCATTGCTTTGGCCTCTGCAAACAAATGGTATGGCGCTGGCGTATCTAACGCACAATCTTATTTTAATGGCATTGAGGCAGCATTTAATGAGGCACAAAAAAAACTTAGTGCTAAGGGTTTAACTCTTGCTGATCTTAAAGGTATTGGTGCAACCTTTGATTCATCTATTAACCAAACACCAATTTTGCCAATACTTCCACCGGATAACAATTACGGGGGACCAGGTAGCGGAACTACTTACAACATAAACGTAAGTGGCGTAATGTCTAACGCACAAACAGGCGAAGAAATTGTAAACAACATTCGCGCATATAACAGGGCGGCAGGCCCCGCCAATATTTTGGTTTCATAATGGCTACGTCAGTAATTGAAAGCGGTAACTACGAACTATTTATAGATACAGGCTTCATGCTAGACGCCTTTACCCTTGATGACGCAACGCGAGGAGTACTAAACGGCACCCAGTACGTGTTAGACGGAACTACAGAATTTGCACCAATGCTGGAATACTCAACAAACGTAAACATTAAACGCGGGCGCCGTGACGTAGGTGACCAATTTAGCGCTGGCACAATGTCATTTAACTTAAACGACGACCTAGCGGGGGGCACCCTAAACCCGTTGTACTCATCTAGCCCATACGTAGACCCTGCAGGGCAATTTACCTTGGCACCATTACGGCGCGTATCTTTCGGCAGATA